GACCGAGTTCGGCATCAAGCCCGTTCCCGCTTCCCCCGTCATCGAAGAGGCTCCCAAAAAGGATGAGCCGAAGAATTTTGAAGCACTCGTGGCGGCTCACGCTGATTACGGAACTTCAAAGCTCAAGGCTATGAGGGCCGTGATGCTTTCCAACCCCAAAGAATATGCCGAGGCTCTCAGCCGTGGCATCTCCAAACTCTAAACCAAGGATAAAATAGAATGAGTACCAATATTGACGGAAATTTTCGGACATTCAGCACCTCGTCCGCTATCTCGGCTTACCGCCTTGTTCAGCCCTCCACTGTGACGGCTGGCGGCGTTGATGTGGCCGTGACCGGGGCGACCAAAGCCATCGGTTCAACGATTGATGACGGCGCGGCCAATGGTTATGTGACCGTGAAGCTATTCCACCCCACCTTCTTCGCAACCGTGTCTGGCACGGCGGCAGTCGGTGATGTTGTGAAATGTGATGCGGCTGGTCAAGTGACCACGCTTGCGGCGAATCTTGTGACCGCTGGCATCGCTCTTGAAGCGGCCACGGCGACTTCGGCGGTGATCGAGATTGCCGTTCCGATGTTCTAAGGATTAACCCAAACAAAGAAAGAATAAGAAAATGAGCTATATCTCTGGTGGAACAACGATTCGGGCGGACATCAATCAAGCATTGGTGGAAGCCCCCAATGCTGATACTGGGTTGATCGGTGCGGAAATTTTCCCCCTTCTCCCCGTCCCCGCCAAAAGCGGTCAGTATCTCAAGGTTCAGTTGGCACAGGCCGACCTCCTCAACAACGACTCCAAGGCTCGTGACGCTGGTTCGGGTTATGCCCGCGCTATCCGCGCTTTTGGAACCGACACCTACGACACCGTTGAGTTTGGGCTGGAAGAGCTAATTGACGATAGTTTCCGCGCTGATGCTGACAGGTTTTTTGATCTTGAGGCTTCTTCGGCTCGCTTCCTGCTCCGGCAGATCAAGCTCGGCCATGAGAAGCGTGTTCAAGACATCATCAACGCTGGCACGACCCCCTTCACGACTGCCGACCAAGCCGCCATCTCCGCTTATACAAATGCGAATCTGGCAGTCATTGATGTCGCTGGTGATGTGGCAAATGCCCGCACCGAGCTGAACAAGCTGGGTTATAGTGCAAACGCCGTCATCATGTCGGCCCCCGTGTTCGAGCGTATCCGCCGGACAACCAAGCTCCAGAATCAGTTCTTCGGAGTTATCTCCGATACTGGTGGTCGCTTGCTCTCCGAACAGGAAATTGCGGCGGCTCTGGGAGTTGAAAAGGTTCTAGTTGGTCGGGCGGCGATCAATTCCGCCAATAAGAACAAAGCCTACTCTGGTGGGTTCGTGTTCTCCAACAGCTTCATCACCGTTGCCAATGTGCAGAGCGGTCAGTTCACTGCTGGCGGTATCGGGCGCACCTTGGTCTGGTCGGCGGACGCTCCGGGCGGGTTCGTTTCCGAGAGCTACCGCGATGAGGCTCGGCGTTCCAATGTTCTCCGTGTTCGCATGAACACCGCTGAGAAATTGATTGATGCCAACGCCGGAGTTCGCATCACGACCTCCTTTAGCTGATAAAATAGATTGTGTGGTTCCTTGAGGGGGCTAGAGCCTAAAAAACTCTAGCCCCTTCTTCTTTTATGAATTGACATAAATCCCCTCTTGAAATCCTAGACAATGAAAAATCCTCTATCCGTCTATTTGATTGTTGGCTCCAATGAAGCCGAGTATTTATCGAGAGTTCTTCAAAGCTTCAAACCCATTGCAAAGGAGTTTGTTGTTTGCCTTGCAGGGGGGTCAGCTTCGACAGCCGAGGAGGAAAGGATTGCTCTGGACGCAGGGGCTAAAGTGGTTCGCTACGAGAATCAAAGAAAAGATTGGGGGCACATAGACGATTTTGCAACGGCTAGAAATACTGCCTTGGATGCTTGCTCCGAGAAGTGGGCAATGTGGGTGGATGCAGACGATGAGATGCAACCGGGGGCAGAGGCGGTTATTGATGAGGCCATAACAGAGGCAGAAAAAAGGGAAGCCCAACTTATTGCATTTAGATATTTTGTGGAAAACGCTGGCCTCATTCCTCTTCGAGAAATGATAAGCCTAAAGGGAAAATGCAGATGGAAAAACAGGGTTCACGAAATGTTGGTAGCCGAAGATCAAACCAAGATATTTGGGATTGATAAGGTGGTTAGGGTTCACAGGCCAAAGGGGTATAAAAAGACTTCGGCAGACAGGAATTTCAACATCCTCAAGGATACTTTAGAGCCAACCCCGAACGCCCTTTACTACACCCAGCAAGAGCATTTTCTTACTACGAATTGGGCAGATTGCATGAAATATGGCAAGCTGGCTATACAATTTCCAGAGCTAGAGGACACGCTTCGATATGATGTTTTATGTAATATGGGGCGATGCGCCCCGACAAACGAGGAGAAGCTAAAATATCTTGGGGAGGCTATTGCCATTCAGCCGGACAGGAGGGAGGCACATTATTGGATGGCAGTTGAATATTCTGCTAGGGGGCAATGGATTAAGGCTTGGGGTTCGGCTAGGGCGGCGATGAGCCTTCCAAGGCCAACCGCCCACTATTGGAACTTGGTCGAGGCAATCTACCAATGGCAAGCGATGGATATTTACGAAACCGCTTGTGTTTCTGTTGGCAAAAAGGATGAAGCCGAAAAGATTAAAAAGGCAAGACCCGCCCCCAAAATTTCCGTCATTCACGCAACCAAGGGGAGGCCGCAGATTGCTTGGCAAAGAAGGTTTCAATGGCTTTGCCTAGCCCAAAAGCCCCTAGAGGTTGAATGGATTTTTGTAGTCGATCACGATGACCCCCAAGACTACACTCCACACCAAGCCATCCGAGCCAACCCGGGCGGGATCGTGAACGCTTGGAACTATGGGGCGAAGCAAGCCAAGGGGGATATTTTAATTCAAATGAGCGATGATTGGAGTCCTTGCCGCCATTGGGATGCCCTAATTTCGAGCGCAATAGGGGCTACAAATGAGGCTAAAGTGCTGGCAATATCTGATGGGCTTAGAACCGATAAACTGCTCTGCATGGCGATTTTAACGAGAAATAGGCTTGAGCAACAGGGGGGCGATATGTTCCACCCAGATTATCAAGCATCAGACGGAATTTATTCGGATAATGAATTTACAGAAAGGGCTTATGGTGATGGAGTTGTGATTGAGGCAAAGCATATTCAGTTCAAGCACGAAAATCCGCTATTTACAGGCGGCAAGCCAGATGATCTAATTAAGAACCACAATAAACCAGAGTTCTATGAGAAAGGGAAAGCCATCTATGAAAAAAGAAAAGCCGCAGATTGGAGTTAGAAAACCCAAGCCCTCCGACCCAAAGGATTTGGGCGTGATTAAGTTTGGCAAGCCGAGGCCGGATAAAACCAAGTATGTGCTTATGGATATTGAGTATGATGAAAAGGCGGGGAAGGAGCTTTATGAGGTCGGGATGGAATTGCTTGCCAAGGACAAACAGGCCGTCATCAATTATGTGATCGTGGAAGCCATCAAATACACGGCAAAATTTCAAAAGGCAAAATGCAAGAAATAATTCTACACACATTTTACAGCCCAAGCCATAAAGCCTTGTTTGATTATTTCTTTAAGCCCTCAATTCAAGATAAAGACCTAAATTTAATTGTGGACGAGATTCCGCAAGAATGTTCTGGTCTTTTTATGAAAGATAATTGGAATCTTGCAATGACTCGCAAGCTTGAATTGTGTCTAAAATTAGCAAAAGGGAACGAGATTTTTGTTCATTCAGATAGCGATGTTCAATTTTTTAAGCCAATAAGACCAGATGTAGAAAAAGCTCTGGAAACGGCAGACATTGCCTTTCAGCACGATGGGCAAGGACATTTTTGTGCTGGCCTGTTCTGTGCAAAACCTTCAAGAAATCTCATTATTTTGTTTGAAACCGCAATTAAGATGCTTAAAAACAATGAAGCTGAGAATGACCAACACGCCCTAAATATGATTCTTAAAAGCAATAGCCGTGCATTAACTTCAGCCCTTTTGCCAGAAACTTGGTGGACTCACGGAGCAGAAACATTTTCCCTTTATGATGGACACGATCTAAGAATCCCAGACAATATTGTGGCACATCACGCAAATTGGGTTGAGGGAGTTATGCCAAAAATTACTTTGTTGGAAAAAGTAAAAAGGAAAGTTTATGGAATCACCTAAATGGATTGAGGATGATGTAATTTCCTCGGAAAATAGCTGGAAGGATGCTCACGAGGAATTTCCAAAAATTGTAAATTGTCTTATTCAAGACCCAAAATTTGGGGTAGAAATTGGGGTGGCGTATGGTTCTATGTCGATTGCTCTTTGCGAAAAAACCAAAACCTCGAAACTATTTGCGATAGACCCGTACATTCCATACGACGCAGAAGACACAATGTCCAGAACAATGGAAGCCCAAGAACAGGTTTATCAATTTACAAAAAAAAGATTAAGCAGAAGATTTGCAGAAAGAATTGAACTTATTCGCGATTACAGCACAAGCGCAGTGAGTCGATTTTCAGACGGGATGTTCGATTTTGTCTTTATTGATGGGTGTCATCAATATGATGCGGTCTTTAAGGATGTTCGCGCGTGGTGGCCTAAAATAAAAGATGGAGGATTATTATGTGGGCATGATTTTAATACAGGCTGGATAGGAGTAACCAAGGCGGTCACGGAGTTCTGTTTGAACGAGATCAAAAAGCCATTTTTTCAGAGTAAAAAAGGAAATATTTGGGTATGCCAAAAATAATTGGCGATGATTTTCCCAGGGGCATTCCATACCCTCCTTATGGCATTGGCTCAACATTTGAAGAATATGCGTGTGATTACTTTAGAAATGATCCAAGATTCATTCCTGTTTATTGGACTCGCATACTTAACTCCGGGTCTAATGCAAGGATTTGTAAGTATATTGAAAGACTGCGTGAAATTAACCCTGTGAGCGGCGCATTTACTATATCAACCCATGATGATGCGCCAGTTAAGTTATGGGGCGATGAAGTGAAATATTTTTCTGCTGGCGGCAAGGTTAAGGGAACAATACCCATACCGCTTATTGCGCCCGACTTCCCATACCAGCCGCTTCAAAAAGATATTTTTGCCCACTTTAGCGGGTCTATTACTCATCCAATAAGGGGCGAATTGCTGGAACTAACAAGGGAGCATAGGGTTGTTATTACTCTAAAAGAATGGTCGCCCAGCTTAAGTATCTTGGACGAGCGATGCAATTTTGATCTTATGGCGAGATCAATGTTTGCCTTTTGTCCAAGGGGCTATGGAACAACTAGCTTTAGGCTATATGAAGCCATTCATCTTGCGTGCATACCAATTTATGCGTCTGATGAACATTGGTTACCATTTCAAGACAAGATTGATTGGGAAAATATTGCAATTATATGCAAGAGCATAAAAGAGGGCTATTCCAAGGCCAAGGCCATAACAAACGACAAGGCTTTGAAAATGGTTAAATATGCTCAGAGCGTAAAGCATCAGCTTACAGACTTTGGTGTTGTTTGCGCGAACATACAAGAGAGTTTGCCATAGGGATGGATTGACACAAGAGGGGGTTTTGATGGGCGGGGCGATTTCCACTTCTTATTTCGGGACAGACCTTCACTATATGATTTCTGATCTATGGGTGAGCGTGACTGGGCTTGCCTCTAACCCTGTTTCAGCCGTGGCAAATGATTTGGCAACTGCCGCTGATTTGGATGTGGGGGGCGAGGTTTTTAGGCTCACGAAAAGCCTAGTGGTTTGTGCCTCTGCGATCTCTGCGGTTACGATTGGGAACCTCTGCACCTTGGATGGGCAAGAATTTATGATTGCCCAATTCTCAACTTCAACGGACGGCATTTCCTATACCCTAGATTTGGCCGACCCGACAACCTAAATGGCTTCTATTGAAAGAGAGGTTGAGAAAGGGCTTCTCAACGCTGTCTCTGGCGTGACGGGGGTTAATCCCTACACAAGCGAGCGCGGAAACCCAAGATTGCTACCAAGCCTAGTTGCCCAAGCCCAAATAGGTTCTGAGCTTCTTGGGCCGTTCACGGGCGTTTTCAATGTTCCCGCAACCTTAACTTACACAGCAAGAGCAGACTCAATAAGCCGAACCGCCTTTGATGCCAAGTTTCAAAGCATCGTTGCCGAACTATACCGATCTCCCGACCTTCCTAGTTATATGAACAATGTGACTAGCGTGACGATTTACCAAGCCAAAATGACAAGCGAAAGCCCGGAGATCATTGCAAGGAACAGAACTTGGGCTAAGGCCGTAACTCTTGATATAAACGCCACCGCCAAGAAATGAGTCAATCCATCCAGCACCTAGTCGAAGATGCCGTGGCGGGGCTTATAGACTCAATTTCTGGGCTTAATGTCTATACTGCGAATAGGACAGGCAAAAGGCTTTTCCCCTTTGCCTCTGTCCAAGCCTCAATCAATAGCCAGCTTCTAGGCAATTTTACCGGGGTTTACGATTTGAATGTAGCGGTAAACTATTCCGACACGGCAGTTAAAGTAAGCCAAGAGGATTTTGATTCTGAATATTGCAATATCTTTGAAGCCTTTTATTCAGAAAGTCCCACGCTCAAAGCCAAGATACAAGCAGAGTTAGATTTGATTGGGGGAACTTGTTATATGGCAAGGATTATAAGCCAATCACCCACGATAAGGACGGATAAAAGGGCTTGGCAGAGGGGGCTAAGCTTAAACATTTTTGCTACCCCGCTTCCAGAGGTTGCCCCCGCCCCTTCTTATATCGCCGCCTTACAGTTCAACGACCATCGCAATTCCCAATATATTGGAGCAATTTAACAAGGAGATTTGATTAAATGGCACTTCCAGTACTAGACGGCAATCAGTCCGCAACCACGCTTTCTTCCGTAGTTACAGGAGGGGAGCATATTGTTGCCCATACCGTTGTCTCTTTAGGCTCAACTGCCATTGCCAATATCACTTCGGCGGTTAGTGGAGTGACCATCTCTGGCACGGTGACGGTTGGCAATGCTACCACGGCCTCTGCGGTATTTGTAAAAATCTGCGGCGAGAGAAGGAGCGCAGGCTTAAATGAGGCAAGGGAAATTCAAACAGATGATAGCGGTCTTTTATATGTAAGGCTTGCGCCATCTGATAACACAAATGTTGATCCAGTTGTCTATGATCCAGTAGTCGGCAATGCCTATGTAAATGTAAAACAGCAATCTGGCTCGTCCGTCACCATCGGCGCGATGCCCAACGGCGCGCTGACCACAGCCTTCGGAACGCCGACAACAGCATCGTCAGTTTTTGCGACCAGTGCCGTCACTAACGCAAACCGCAAATATCTGCTCATCCAAAATGTGACCACGCAATCGAATGTCATCACTGTGGGCATCGGCTTCACG